GGTGAAATTCTTCCCGAACCGGTCACCGGCCGAGCCGCCATGGGAAGAGATCCCGTCGCCGAGATCCTTGCCCGCCTTGTCCCCGACGTCGCGGAGCGGGGGGCCGAGCTCCTTCTCCAGCGCCCGCGGGTTCCGCCGGGCGCTGGGCAGGATCGTGACGTATGCGCTGCCGACCTCGGCCGCCATGCCTCACCCCCCAGCTGGTGGTTGAGTCAGGCGGACTGCTGTGGCCGAAACCGATCCAGGTAGGCGATGACCTCATCCGGGCTACGGTCGGGAACTCGGCCGTGCCGAAGCGGCTGGTCCCTCTGGCCGACGCCGGGCCGGGGGAGCGGCTTGGGCTTCTTCCCCTTGCCGCCGGCGCGCTGGTAGTTGGCCTGCCGCAGGACGTCGATGGCGAGGGCGAGCAGCTGCTCGTTCAGCCCCCAGTTGACGTCGTCAGCGAGAAGAGCTCGGGCGAGCGCTGACTCTCGGGGCATGTGGGAGAGGTAGCTGCGCAGCTGCCGCCACGTCAGAGTCCCGTTGAACAGCTCTCCGAGATCCCGCTGGTGGTAGTGGGACAGGTCCCACTCGATCGCCTCCCCGTGCTCGGCTATGAGCTCGTGGAGGCCCGCAATTCCCCCGGCTCCAGCCCGCAGTGCTCCAGCCAGTTCCGGAACAGGGCCTCCAGAGTGCGGAGCTTCATCGGCTGCCGGTCGAACTCCTCGAAGTCGGCGCCGAGGCCGGTCCTGAACAGTTCCTCCATCGCGGCCTGCTCACCCTGGTCGGCGGCGAGGAGCACCTTGCGGTCCATGTCCTGCACATGGGGGAGCACGTACTCGCGGCCGCCGAACGTGAACGGGAACGGCTCACCGAGCGCTTCTGCCTCCACGGCGTCGAGGTCGAACGGCTTCTTCGCCACGGCGGGCTTGATGGTGCGGGGGCTCCTGGTGGTCATGCGCGGGTCTCCTCAGGGTCTTCAGCAGCGATGACGACGCGCCGCGCGAACACGGTCAGCGTGACGAGGACGACGTCGCTGCCCTGGATGGCGATTTCGTGGATCTTGACCGGCGAGTCGGCCGGGGTCAGGAGGGACTGGCCGTTGATGCGGATCTCGTTCGGAATGACGACGTCGCCGCCGGGCGGCGGACTCTTCGGGGTGCGCCGCTTCTCGATGATCTCGATGACGGCGCCGCGAGGCGTATCCATGCGCGGGTCCTCTCGGTCAGCGCGGGGACTGATGGGGACCGGGGCAGGCGGGACCCCGCGCGAATCGCGCCCGCCCCGGAGTCTCAGGAGTACGACCAGTTGATGTCGTCGCTGAACTTGGTGAGCACGACGCTCTTGCCGCTCACGTCGACCGGGTAGCAGGTGACCGTCACCGGGTAGGAGATCGTGTCGTCGTTCACGTACGTGATCTCGCCGCGCTCAGTGACCTCGCCGTCGCGCACGTAGATCCTCAAGTGCTTGTTGCCGTCCAGCACGTCGAAGACGAGCGACTTCCGGACCGGGCTGGGCGTGACGACGTCGATCTTGTACCCGGCGGCAATCGCCTCGACGACCGAACCCTTGTGGTACAGCTCCAGCACGCTGGCCTTGTTCTCGATCATGGTGAAGGCCAACGTGGCCTTGGAGCTGGAGATCAGGGTGCGGACGATCGCGCCGCCCTGGAACGCCTGGATGTCCTGAACGTCCTCGTCGTACGCCTCCGTGACGCCCTCTTCGGAGAGGTAGCCCAGGTCGTTGTACTCGGTAGGAACGGCCGAAACCGCCGAGGTGGGCGCAACGGCAGTGGTCGGGCCAGCGTAGACCGCGCCAGTGACGGCAACCCGCACCTTCTGTGCGTCAAGCGTCATCGTGTAAACCCTTCTTGAGCAGCGAAAACACCGGCGCGGGCGGCCGGATCAGGGAAACGAGATGCGCGGGTCTTAACTGGTGCGCAGACTCAGCTGCACCGTCATCCACACACGAGACGAACCCGTCTCCAGGTCGTCGCGGCGGGTCGGGCCGAGGAACTCCTCCACGCGGTAACAGGCCGGGCCGAGGAGCGTTGTCCCCTCCAGGGCGTGGACTGCTGAGCGGGCCGTCATGCAGAGGTCGAGAGCTGTGTCATCCCGAGCTCCCCACGCGATCAGGTCCACGCGCGGACGGTCACGGACCACGTCATCAGCCCCACCAACCCGCCGAACCTGCAACCACTCCGCAGGCCGCTCGCGCGGGACCCGCGTACGCACGGGGGCGCCCACGATCGGCTGCAGATAGGTCTGGAGCAGCTGCTCGACGTCCGGATAGGTGGTCACAACGGTCACCCGGCGGCGTCGATGGAGGAGCCGAGGATGCGGTACTCCTCCTCCTGGCCGAGCGCGCCCGGATGGTCCGCGACCACGATCGCGCGGGCCCGGTTGGCGCCGACGGAGGACTCGGCGTAGTAGTCGACGTCACCCTCGTGCGGAGGCACCGAGTGCGCTTCGGCGGCCGCGGCGACGCGCTCGGCTCGGGCCAGCAGGTCCCGCTGAACCTCTCGCGAGCGCAGCATCTCCCGCACGCCGGCCCGGTTGAGGATGACCCGGACGTTCGCCATGTCAGCCCTCGATCCTGCGCAGCCGCGCCTCGGTGTGGTGGAAGGCCTGGAAGTCCCAGGCGGGCCAGGGCGGCCCGTCGAGCTCGTAGACGAGGCCGTCCCATTCGATGCGGTCGGCGGCGTCGATCGTCCGGTGGTTGGTGATGAGCCGCCACATGCCGACGATCTTCGTGCGGCCGTCCGGAGTGGACTCGCTGGCCGACTCCTGGTCGATCAGACCCCGGATCGGCGTGCGGGTGGCCGCCGGCCCGTAGTCGTGGGTGGGGTTGCCGTACCGGTCGCTCGTGACCACCGGATGGACCAGCGTGACGACCATCGGCAGGTCGCTCTCCGGGATCACGCCGCAGTCGCTCTCGTGACCACCGACTCCACGGCCTGGACCCAGCGGGCGAGGTCAGAGCCGGGGGCCAGCTCCGCCGCGCGCCTCCGGGCCCGCTCCGACGCCGCCGCCCAGGCACGCCCGTCCAGCAGCTGCCGAATGCGCAGCTCCCACCCGTCCACGTCGTCCCGGTCCACGAAGGTCCCCGCCTCGCCCAGAGACTCCCGCAGCCCCGGCGTCGGGTGTGCGATTACCGGGATGCCCGAGCACATCGCCTCCACCCCGGCCCGCCCCCACGACTCATACACCGACGGCATCAGCAGGATCCGGGTCCGCCCGTACACCGCCTCGCGCATCTGCCTCCCCGGCACATGCGACTGCACCACCACGTTCGGCAGCTCCTTGACGACCTGCTCGCCGTACGCACCCTCGACGGCCAGGAACGGCATGTCCGGCATCCGCTCGGCCAGAGCCCAGAACGTCGCCGCGCCCTTGCTCTCGCACACGTTGACCAGCGTCACCCGATCACCCGGCGTCGTCGCGTAGTCGGCGGCGACCACCGGCGGCCGCACCACGATCCCCGGCGGCGGCGGCCAGCTCCTGGTGCGCCACCACCAATCCAGGCAGGACGCCTCCACCCAGGACGCGTTGTAAACGACCAGCGCGGGCCCGCGCCCCACCCAGGTGCGCTCGGCGATGCGGTCGTTGTGCAGCACGTGCACCACCGGCAGCCCGTACAGCTTCCCGAGGATCGTCGCCTGCGGCGTGCTCCTCAGCTGCGTCACGAGCACGTCCGGCTGGCACTCGGCGATCGCTCGGGTGCCGTCCCGGGTGCTGCGGCAGGGCCGCACCGTCACGCCGTCCAGCACATACAGCTCGGCCGGGCCGTCCGGGTCGGTGAGCTGAACGACCACCTCATGGCCTGCCTCAGCCAGCGCCGCCAGCATCGTGTGCAGCGCCCACTCCGCACCCGCGTTCCCGCCAGGAGGGTACAGGTGAACTAGCGCCAGAACTCGCATACCGCCCCCGTCAGCAGGCCCTGGTCGGCCAGCGGCGGCGCCGCGGCTGGCACAGCCCGTCGTCCAGCAGGTCGACCGTGTACGCCGTCGGCTGACCGGTGTTGTAGCCGGCCAGCAGCATCGCCAGCTCCCGATCACTGAGGTAGAGGCCGCCGTCCTCGCCGTACGACTCCGACACCGCGCCGACCGTCTTGGAACGTCGGCCTCCCGGATTGGTGATGCTGCGCCACGCCACCCGGACCGCCAACGCCCGCGTCAACTCCGCCGCCGGCGTGTACCCGGCGGGCAGGACCGACCGGATGAGGGCGGAGGCGTCTTCCAGCTCCGCCCTCACCTTGTCGCCCATCTCCACGGTGGAGACGGTGCCGTGGCGCTGCTCGTAGTCGGTCAGCGTGGCGTACGCAACCATCTACGGCTCGATCAGCTGGCGCTCGGCGAGCTGGGCGATGATGTCGTCCCGGCTCGCGTCCTCCGCCACGTCGACGCCCTGGGAGGCGGCGTACGCGGCCCACGCCTCCTTGCCCGACCCCTTGCCGGAGCGAGGCGGCTCACCCTCGCCGGCCGCACTCTGCTCACTGCCCTGCACGGTCTGCTCGTGCGGCGGCAGCACGCTGGGGGCAGCAGGCTGCTGCGAGGGCGGCTGGGTCGGGTCCTGCTCGCCCTGCAGATGCGCGGGCAGCTCCCCCTCCCACACATCCGGGTTGCTGATCTTCTCCACAGCCCAATCAGGCACCTCCTGGCCGGCCTCGAGAATGCGGGGAGCGCCCTCGAGGTCGGTGAGGTGCACGGTGGTGCGCAGTCGCGGCATGACAGTTCCTCTCAGGCGACGTCGGCGACCATGGACAGGTCGGGGTTGGCGAGGATCGGCAGGCCGATCGCGGACGCCTTGGTCCACAGGGCGATCGGGTCTTCGTCCTCATAGGACCCGGCGACGATGCCGGGCTCCTCGCCCATCTCGATCGCGTACTTCGGCGAAGTAGCCTCGACTGTGGTGCCCCACAGGGTGGCGCCCAGGTTGCTGGACTCCGGGCTGTTGGCGTCGCCCTGGGCGGGCAGCAGCAGCAGCTTGTCGTCGGTGATGACCTTGGTGGCCGCGCCGTTCACCTTCACCTGGGCGTCGTAGGTGTAGACGGGCGGCAGGCCGTGCGCCTCGAACACCTGGGCGAGCATCCCCGGCGCGACCAAGGTGGGCGTTCCGAGCGCGGTGGAGGCGAGCTGGCGGATCTCGGCGTTGCGCAGCAGATAGTTCAGCACCCGAGTGCTGGTGACGATCGCGCCCGGCAGTTCACCGTTCGTGGTGATGTACGTCTCCCGCCAGCTGAGCAGGTCCGTCAGCGGGGTCGCCGTCGCCGTGTTCGACCACAGCGTCGCCGGAGCCACAGACATCGAGGACGACCGGCCGAAGTCGGCCTCCACGATGAGGCCGTTCTCGGCGATGGACACCCGGCCGTTGACGAGCGCGTCGCCACGCGCCAGCTCCATCCGCGCCATGATGGCGCGCACCATCCGCTCAGCGTCCGTCATCAGGGCGCCGCGGATCCGGTCGTCGAGCTTTCGCTGCCGGAGCCGGTCGTACTCGCCCAGCCGGATCTTCCGGGAGATGGGCGGCAGCTCACCCGACACCCGGACCACGCCGGGACGCGAGCCGATCGGCGACTCCGCGTCGTAGGCGCGGAACGACGCAGCCTCGATCAGACCCTCGCCACCCCGGGTGAACCGGAAGTCCAGGTCGTCGATCGGGTTGTTCGGCAGCCACCGCGCCAGCGAGAACTGGTTGCGCGCCCACTCCCACGCGCCGGCCCGCACGTACCCGGTCAGCTCCGCCGGGGTGATGTAGTCGGTATTGATCAGCATCGGAACCCCTTAAGCGAAGATGATGCGGCCGGCGACGTCGGCCTTGCCGGCGGCGTTGACCACGACCGGGAGCTTGGACTCGATGACGACACCGTGCACGAGCATGGCGGCGCCGATGTCGGTCGTCGTGGCGCTCGGGATGTCGACGGCGCAGAACAGGAATCCGGCGAGCACCTCGGTGCCATCGGCGGCGGCGTCGTTGTAGGGCCCGTACTTGCCAGTCGTGGTGATCTTGCCGAGCGGGATTCCGCTCTTGAAGTACCCGTCCGGGTAGTGCGTGCCAGCGGTGAACGCGGACGTGTCCAGAGTCACGGTGCGCGCGGCGTCGGTTCCGTGGGCGGAGCCGAGCCACGACTGGTCATCGAAGGCGAAGTTCTCCGTCTTTAGGGAGATGTCCATGGTTCTCCTCAGGGAGGTCAGGTGGTCTTGTTGCCGTGCCGCTCAGCCCACAGATCCCGGCCGGCGGCCACTGAGGGCGCCTGCTTGCCGATCTGCCTCGCCCCTTGGTCCAGTGCCGGAAGGGCGGGCGGCGCGGGGGGGCCGAACTGGATCGGAGCTGACCCGAAGTAGTCCGCGGCGTCGGCCTCGTACTCCTCGGCAGTGCTGCCGACGATCCGGCGGGCCCCGGCGATGAGCTTGGCCGACACCTCGCCGGGCAAGGCCGCCTTGATGGCGGCCTGCAGACG